TGTCGTGTTTATAACAGCGACAATCGAGATGAAGTATACAATCAAATCACTATTACTTACAAAGAAGACACATGCAAGCAGTAATCTACTCGAATGGCAGTCAAGAATGTGAGAGAATGGTATCTCTCCTAAAATCCCTAGGAGGTGATTTTCATGAGTATAAACTCAATAATCACTTTACTCAAAGATCGTTTGAAGCAGAATTTGGTGAAAATGCTACATATCCCCAAGTATCTTTAGGATATAAGCATATTGGAAATATGCATGATACGCTTCACTTCCTTCAAGAGAAAGGAATGTTAGTATCTAGTTAATAACCACCACCACTACTGCTGCTAGATCCGCTACTTGTCTGTCCAGATGAAGATCCTGCACTGCCATATTGATTGGTAACTACCTCATCAGAGACACCTGCAGATTCAGTAACTGCACTGGCGCTACTACTAGTTGTTGCAACTGTAGATCCATCTGCCAATACATCACCTTGCTCAATAGATGCACCAGCAAGAGTAACAGTCCTAGACGTAAACTCTTGCTCGGTAGCAAAGTCGATAGAAGAAATTTGACCCACCAGTGATTGATATGTAGGTTTGACTGGTATAAACTCTTCTCTAACAGTATTTGGAGATCTCTTAGCAGCACTATCGGGAGAGTTTTCGACAGAAGGTAGATAACTCACCAATTCTTCAAATTCTTCAATAAATTGAGAAACAAATTCTGGTCGCAAGAGATAGATATTTCTCTTGTAGTTATTAATTTCACTTTCATAGTCATAATTACTTATTGGACGCACTAATTCAGATTTAGGAACTAGTGTGCCAGTTGAAGTACGATATGTGAAGTCTTCAGGTACTTGAATGCCACCTTTAAGAATAATTCTACCCTTAGGTCCAGGAGTTTTTACTTCTTGAGTGACCCAATGATGTATACTATCTACAAGAGATGTTCCATATTTTCTGACCATGTAATTATACATTTCATGCTCAGTCATAGGCCACTCATCATAGATATTGATGATATTATTGGTGAGTAGTATGACCCAATCATATTCCATCTGACCATAGACATCGTATGCTATTTGATCAGGTCTTTCATTATTTTGGATGGTATATTGAGAGAATCCCAAAATAATATCATCCAAATCCTCACGAATTTTTATTCGTCTGAAGATATTTTTCGCTAAAACGTAGGGATCTACGTTATTATTGCGATAACTTGATGACCTGACAAATACATCAGGTAAGTAGGAGAAGAATTGTGACATTATACGTTTGGATAATCTTCGCGGGTGAGGTATTTTGTTTCTTGGAATGATAAGGTCATATTGTAAGAAACTGGACCGTAATCTACCGTCTGATCAGCTCCAGGAATACGTGTCTGTAGCGATGAGTAGTTTCCATCGGGAGATAGATCTACACTCATATTAGTCATAACCATTTTATTAGGGAATCTCATCAACGTTGCTAAAACGCCCTTTTTATCACCAGGTGCGGTAAGAATTTCGTCACCACCTTTACTTTCATATCTCATAATTTCCATTTGGAAACTATAAGGTAGAGTCAACCAGTTCTCACCATCTTTACCAGGAAGCATTGATTGTCTAAAGGTATTGATAATTTTAACAATAGTTTGCACATCAGTGGCATCTTTTGGTGCCATTTTAAAACTAAAAGTATGATCTCTAAATGTTGTTCCTTGGAAAATTGTTTCTTCGTAGGGGTTAAAAACTTTCTTTTGAGTTAGAGCAGAAAGATTATCTCTAGAAAGACTACCACTACCCCCAGTTTTTTGGACAACTTGGTTAATAATACCTGCACCCATAGAGTATCCTAGAGCAGGTTTTGCTGCAGAAGCAAACTGCTCCACATTGGCAGCGAAACTTTCCCCAATACCACCAGCATCAATTGCCCCCCTCGCCGCGTTGACAGCAGCATTACCAACTGCACCTAATTCAACACCATTATACTTTGCAGTATATGTTTCACTCAATTTGGATGGTAAGTATAAATATAGTGTATGCTCGATTGTATCATCGATAGGATCGAGGATATTAAACTTAAGGTAATCGATTACCTCTGTAGGATACGCTGCGCTCTCAGAGATGGCGGATCTACTATTCGTTGAATTAGCCCCATATGGTTTAGACCTAGGGTATATAAGAAGAGTCATGAGTTATTCTGGAAAATTCCGACCATCAAATAGAAATAAGTATAAGGGTGATCCTACAAATATTATTTATAGGTCTTTGTGGGAAAGAAAGTTTATGGTTTGGTGCGACAAGAATGAGAATATTCTAGAATGGGGAAGTGAAACTATTGTTATTCCATATGTGAGTCCTGTGGACAATCGTTTTCATCGATATTTCCCAGATTTCTATATCAAAGCACGTACTAGAACTGGAAAAACTCTGAAATATATCGTAGAGATAAAACCAAAAGCACAATGTGCTCCACCAAAAGCACAGAAAAAAGTTACGAAACGATATTTGACAGAGATTAAAACTTATGCTGTAAATGATGCAAAGTGGAAAGCGGCAAAAGAATATTGTGCTGATCGTAAAATGCAATTTATGATACTCACAGAAAAGGAACTAAAGGTATGAGCGTCTTTACTGATGTTAAAGATTTAGCATCTGGCAAAAAGCAATCTAAAGATTGGTATAGAGAGCAATTGATGTATGGACTGGAAGACTATTCTGGTGGATTTGAAGTTGGTGATATTATTCTATTCAATTATTCTGCAGCAACTGAGAAACTACCTTTCTATGATAAGTATCCTATGGTATTGATTACGGATAAAGATACTGTTAATGCACAATTCTCAGGTGGAAATATACATTATTTGAGACCTTCTGTAAGGAAATCTATTTGTCAAAGTTGGTCTAGTGGAAGCAACGCATTTCCTCAGCGTTGTTACCATAAATATTTCATGTCAAACGCACGCCAAATTAAAACAGTAAGGCGTGTAGATCTCAATAATATGACCCCACTTCCAATTGAGCAATTTACCATGTCAAGGGTAGGAAGGATGATTGATGTCCCTAGTAGCTTTATCTGGAGCAGACTCTAATGTCATTTCGTATGGATAACGGGTTTACCCGTTTTATGAATCTGGTTACATCTGGAGAGTTAGAGCCCTCTAGATCTAATCTTTATGGTGTTGAAATTGGTTTGCCAGGAATTGTAGCAGCAGATCCTGATATTTCTGGTAATATTAGAAAACACTATGATGCAATTAATGCTCTTGCGGATGATGTAACTATTCCTGGTAGAAGAATTACTACAGGGCAGATAAGAAGTGTTGGTGCAATGCGTCGATTTGCCACTGATACCTCATTTTCAGAGATGACGATCTCATTTCTTCTTCCTAAGAGTCTATATCATCGTCAGTTATTTGAAAAATGGATGAATCTTACAGCATCTGATGCTGAAAACAGAGTTACATTCTACAGTGAATATACCAGCAATATCACTATAAAGAAATGGGAATTGGGATCCCCTGTTGTATATGAGGGTAGAAACACATCTGGTCAGAAGACCAGATCTAGATTGAATCGTGTTACTGGTGCATGGATGTTATATGGGGCATTTCCATTTGATATGTCTGCTATCACATTGAATAATGGACCTACATCATTAATTAAATTGGATATCTCATTTTATTATGAAAGATACCGATTTGATACTGTGGGTGATGGTGTCATGCCATTCACAAATACTGGTGGTGATAAAGTAATCAATACTTTCGATTTTGCTGCAACTACACTTGGATATTCAGAAGAGCAAGTAGATGTTGCTCAGTTTGGCATCTAAATACTTACAATAATCATGGTGTATTATGCCTTTACCAAAGCTTGCAATTCCTGAATACGAATTGACCCTGCCTCTTTCGGATACAAAAGTTGCTTATCGTCCTTTTCTTGTAAAAGAAGAGAAACTTCTCTATCTCGCGATGGAGTCACAAAACGATAAAGAAATGATCAAGGCAGTTAAAACTATTGTCAAAAACTGCACAAATCTAAAGAATAAAGTTGAAGATCTCTCTACATTTGAGATCGAGTACATCTTTCTAAAAATTAGAGGTAAAGCAGTTGGTGAGGTCAGTGAATTTAAAGTCACTTGTCCAGATGATGATGAAACTCAAGTAACTGTACAAATCCCCCTTGATCAGATTGAGGTAGTTGTGCCTGAAGGGCACACAACTAAAATCAAACTAGATGATACAGTTGGGGTGATCATGAAATATCCTTCCTTGGAAGTATTTGTCAATCAAAATATGTCTGCTAATCCTGGGATTGATGATGTATTCGCACTTGCTGCTGGATGCATCTCTCAAGTATATGATGATGAGGAAATTTATGACAGTTTCACGAAACAGGAAGCACTTGACTTTTTGGAGAATCTAAACTCTGATCAATTTGTCAAGATTCAAAATTTCTTTGAAACTATGCCTAAGTTGTCCTACACACTTGAAATTCAAAATCCTAAAACTAAAAAGAAATCTGATATCGTCCTAGAGGGTCTCGCAAGTTTTTTCGAGTAGCCCTAATGCATGATAGTCTTGAAAATTACTACAAGACCAATTTTGCATTGATGCAACATCATAAGTATTCTCTCTCTGAGTTGGAGAATATGATGCCGTGGGAAAGAGATGTATATGTGAATCTCCTATTAGCATACATTGCTGAAGAGGAAAGACGGCAATCCCAAGAGAAAAATCGTATGTCTCTCTAATGTCTACTATCCGTAGTTTCGTAAAAGTTAAACCTTTTGGTGCCAAGACAAACATTGGCACTAATTTTAACGAAATTCGTAAAGGCGTCAATCGTCTTGGCACGACATTGTACGGTGTTGGGACCAATTTAGAGCAAAGTAGAAAACTTATTGAGTTTGAAAGAGAATTCCTTAGGGATCAATATGGGCGGAAGATAAAAGTAATTGAGGATGAGGAGAAAAGAAAAGAAACATTTGCCGATAAACTAAAGAAATTTCAAACGAAACTATTTGGGAAAAAGAAAAGAAATAAAGCAGAAAACGATGCTGAAGCAGGCACTAAGGATGCAAAGAAAGACGAGAAGAAAAGATTAGATACGATTAAGAAACCAATCCAGGGATTTTTTCGTGCAATTGGAGGTATCCTAGGGACGATTGTCAAATATTTTATTATGTTTGGTGTTTTGGACTTCATGGAGAAGAATCCAGATAAGGTAGTAAAACTATTCAAATTAATGTTTGCTATTGGCAAGTTTGCCAAAAACATTGCTTTCTTTGGTATTGGCACAGTGATGAATGGACTCACCAATCTATTTGGTGATCATAGTGCAAACGGCATTAATGAAAATATTGTTGCAAGAGGTTTTAGATTTCTTTTTGGAGCACTTCAATTATTTGGTGGCATTGCTGCATTAAAATTAGCATCATATGTCATAATGCCATGGAAGTTGATGCAGGACATCAACTTTGTTAAAGGTATTTTTAATAAAAATGCATTGATGGAAGTAGAGGGAGAAGTCTCTGCTGAAAGAAGAAGTACTGGATATAGAGATAAGAAGACGGGCGTCATCTACACTAAAGAAGAAGTAGAGCAGATGCGAAAGTCTGCTAGACGAGAAGATGCAAAGAGAGCGAAAGGTGCAGGCAAAGGATATCAATCCAGTCTATATCAGGATGAGCTTGATGGGAGATTGCAGGGTCAGTATAATAGTAAGAAAGGTCCCCTAAGAAAGCTCCAGCAGAGAGGAAGAATTGCTGGTAAAAAGTTTACTAGAGGAGTCGGACGATTTGCTAAGGCAAATCCTGGTAAAGTTGCTGGTGGTTTTGCTGTTTTAGGTGGTGTTACTCGTATTGCTGGTGGTCTTGCTAGTGGAGAATCTACAGGTACTGCAGTAGGGGCAGGTGTTGGACAAGCAGTAGGTGGTATTGCTGGTGCTGCAGCGTTAACTGCAGTTGCACCCTTCTTAGGACCATTAGCACCGATCCTAGGTAATATGATTGGTGGATTCCTAGGAGAATGGGTAGGTAAAACTATTGGTCCTATCTTAGAGCCTATCTTTGGACCTATTGGTAGATACTTTAAGATGCTAACTACAGTCGTAGGTGGTGTTTTTGGAGAAGTATTTCAACCTTTCAAGGAGTTATTTGGAGCATTATTTGAGTTTGTTGGGGCATTTGTTGGTATCCTCTTTGATGTTGTTGGAATCCTAAAGGACTTTATTGATTTCGTATTGAAAGGAGTCTTTGATGTCATAGGTAAGACAGTCCAAATGGTCATTAGTGCTGCCAAGCGCCTAATGGATCCTAAGAGTGTTGCAGCTGGATATGTTGACTTTCTTACATTTGGACTAACAGACCTTGATGGTATGGGTAGAGCAGCAGGTGGTCCTGTTCCTATGGCAATGGGTGGAAATGTGCCCCAATCCCTCAGAATTGAAAGAAAGCAAGACAAACTGCTTGAGTTGATGTCCGATAAAAGGAATGGTATTGCAGGTATCTTACAAAAGTTAGTCGTTTTCCTACAAGGACTACAGGGAAAGAAAACTACCAGACCTGCTGAATCTAGCGGCATGTACAACGGTGGTGGTAGTAGTAATGCTTCTAGTGGCAACACTAGCAGTGGTGGACCTGGTGGCACAACTCCCAAAACCATCGGTGGTGGATTTGATGAGAAGTTTGCAGCACTGTTGGGTGATTATGAGGGACTAAGACTAGAGGCATATAAAGATGCTAATTATGGATGGGAGATTCCTACCATTGGTATTGGTGCAACTTACTATCCATCTGGATTCCGTAAGTCTGGTAAGGTCAAACGTGGTGACACGATTACTGAAGAGGAAGCATATTGGATCAAGTCTAAGCATATTATTGAGCACCGTCAGCGTCTCATTGATGAGGTTGGTAGTGACTATAATAAGGCACCTAATAAAGTAAAAGCAGGTCTTGAGTCTGTAGTCTTTAACTATGGATCTTTAGATGGTGCTGGTATCAGAGGTATTGTAAAACAGGCACTGAATAGTGGTGATTACGGTCCAGTTATTGATGTGTATCGTAATAAATTAGCAAGTCATAACGGTGGTATGAATAACTGGCGTCGTAATGATGAAGCAAATGTGATGGAAACTGGCACCAGTAAGCGTACTGGTATTCAGTTTGCTGCAGAGGGTGGTAAGATCATTGAAAATGTACCTTACTTAAACCAGAGAGCAAACAGTGCAGACAAATATGGTCGCCCTGGTGATACACAGTGCTATTCAACCACAATGGCAATGTGGGCATCGCAACTTCTCGATAAGTCGATGTCATCTGAAGAATATAATAAGATTCGTAGTCAGTATGGTATTTCTACTCAGGCAGAGCCTCAAAGAAGAGCACTTAAAGATCTAGGTATTGATTCTAATATACGGTTTGGTGGTAGTCATAGCGATTTAAGAAAAGAAGTTGATGCTGGATATCCTGTCCCAGTTGGATTCAAATACAAGGGATCGGGTCACTGGGGTATGGTCGTTGGTTACAAAAATAATGGATTTGTGGTTCATGATCCATTTGGACAACTAAACAAAGGGGGCACTTGGAAGAAAACTAACAGTGCTGATAGTAAGACAAGTGGTCCTGGTAAGTATTATTTCATGAATAAGGAGATCTTCCAAAATCAATTACCAAATGGAGATGTTTGGTGGTGGAAGGCACCTAGATCAATCAAACCATCTACACAAATTGGTGATGCTAAAAATATTACTGGAGATTCATCTACAACTGGAGAAGGAAACCAATCACAGCCAGAAACGTCGGAAACAACAACAGAAACGCAACCACAAACTTTAGAGCAAAGTCTTGATTCTTTAGTGTCTCTATTCAAAGTTGGTTTCAGAGATGCATTCAGCAAAGGACTTGGATTATCTAATAATGATGAAAGAATACAAAAATCTTCTATTGGTAATAGCACATTTCGTGGAGAGGCTGCTGAATCTGCAATTAGAGCAAGAACTTTAATCGATAAGGCAAATATTGGAGATGATGTTAGTAAGAAGTGGGGTGCAGTGCAAACTAGATCTAAAGTGCGTGCTCAGAAACAAATAGACGATGAAATGGATTCAGCAGCACCAGTAGTAATTACTAATGAAGTGGTGCAACCTGTAATAAATAATGTAGGTGGTGGTAGACCCACTGTGGTTCATACAAAACCTTCACCCATGCTGACACAATAACCCATGGCAGAAACTGTAACCAAAAAGGTGCCTAAGGCAAAACTTTATAAGATGATCTCTTTTAAAGGGTCATCGGGGTCGTCTAGTAAGCAATTTACACCTCTCACTGCTGCTACAGCAATGGGAGAGGTGCAACAAGGTGTAAAGAGTATATTATCTGGCATAAACTCTATTGGTGCCACTCTTAACAGTGTATCACTTACTGTTGCAACTCTGACAGAGGCATTAAGTAAGTCTATCAATACTCAGATTAAGAATGCTGATAAGATTATTAAGTATGAAGATAAGATAGCTAAAAAGGAAGAGAAGCGACAAAAGGACGAGATAACACGTAGAAAGAAGGAAGAGGCAAGAAAGAAAAGAGATCAGGGAGAAGAGGATTCTGAAAAAGGAAAACCTGGACTTTTCAGTAAGATCAGGAAGGAATTTAAAGAGAATACTAAGAAAGCATTTGGTGGATTATTTGGAGCACTGGCAAGAATTGCTGGGATGTTTCTCAAATTCTTTGTTATTTTTGGCATCCTTAATTGGATGGAGAAAAATCCTGAGAAGATGGCAAAACTTGCCAAAGGACTCGCATCTTTGGGCAAGTTCGTCTACAAGGTTGCCAGCTTTCTCGTCGGATCCGCGTTCGATGGACTCATTAAATTCCTTGAGAATCCTATTAGTCTAAACGGACTGTTTGGAGCAATACAATTTCTATTATCTGCAGCACCATTATTTGTTGGTATTGCATTTCTTAAGAATCCTTTATCGACTGTAAAAGCACTGACATGGGTGCTTGCCACAGTTGGCAAAGGCATAATGAATATGTTTAAGGCAGGGAAACTTGCTGGAAAACTAAAAACATTTGCAAAGGGCAAATTTGCTAAAGCTGCTGGAGTTATTGGAGCAGGTACTCTTGCTGCAGGAATTGTTGCATCAACTGGTGGATCCAGTGCTGAGGCAATTGGAGCAGGTGTAGGTGCTGGTGCTGGTGCTGCTATTGGTGGTGCCATTGGAGGTCCTCTAGGGGGTGCTGCTGGTGCTGCAGCAGGTGGATTGATAGGTAAAGGTATCGGAGGTATGCTAGAGCCTCTTACTGAGCCTATTGGTAAATTCTTCGGCATGATTGGAGATGTATTTAATACAGTAATGGCTCCAATCAAAGATACCTTTACTGAGTTCTTTGAAGCAGTTGGTGGATTTATGAATGGCATTTTGGATGCCATCGAACCACATCTACCATTGATCACAAAGATACTAGGTTTTGGTATCAAAGCGATGTTCATGCCGCTCTTTTTGGGCATGAAAGCACTGACTGAGGTGCTCAAATTCTTCACACCTAAGAAAGGTAAATCTAAGTCATCTGTTAAGGGTAAATCAGCAGGTGGTCCTGTAAAGACTACTATTTTACCGTCGTTTGCTGCTGGTGGGATTGCTCCCTTAGTTAGTAAAGAAGAAAAGTTTTACGATGCGATGATTGAGGTATTGTCTTCCAATCAGGGCATTATTGCTAATCTAAAATATATTGGTGGATTTATTGCTAAGTTGGTGACAAATCCATTAGGTGCCGCGAAGGATGCATTAAGTGCAGCATGGAATTTGGGTAAAAATTTATTAGGATTTTCTGAAGGTGGAGCACTTCAAGTGCCAAGAGCATCTGGTGGTGGTTGGATATCTGGTCCACAATCTGGATACCCTGTCTCCTTAGATGGTGGACGTAATGTATCATTTATTGGACATGGCACTGAGTGGGTAGGATATAAGGGATATTCTCAAGGTGGTGCATTTGTTGTACCGTTTGATACTCCCGCAACTAGAAAGAATAGAGGTCTCACTAGTACTAGAATGCGTCAAGCATCTGCTGGTGGTTATGCTATGCCAAAATTCTCTATGGGTGGTGCAATAAAACCAACCATAAAGGGATATGCTGAAGGTGGCAAAATTGACTTTAGTCCCTCAGAGTATAATAAGGATACTATCAACTCAGACAGGATCACACACGACGACAAAGGATATATCCTCAGATACGCTGAGAAAAATGGTGATGTCACTGTCAAGCAGATGAATAAAATTGTCAGTGATAATTTCTTTAAACCTGATGATCTCACAGGAGTAAAACCTGGATCTGCAGAATTTAAAGCAGTTACAGAATCTACTGCATTTAAGTCATATCTTAAGAAGAAACATGGCAAATTTACGGGAAGTAACTCTCGTGGAAAAGGAGGTAGTTTTAAGTATGATCTGAAATCAATCAAGATTGATGATAATGCAAATATTGCACATGCATATAATCAATCTTTCCAAGCAAACTATAATTATAACAAGAGTAAAGGATATTCTGAGGATCAATCTAAGAATATGGCAGCAGGTGCTGCTAGACAGTTTGCAATGCCTAGTAAGGATGGCACACTGTCAGCACTTCCAGGCGCTAAGGATAAAGAAGGGAATCTAATTGCGGGTGCTTTAGAAGACAAGTCACTTAGAGATATAACTATAAAGGATCCACCAAAGGATGGAGAAGAAAAGAAAAGTGCCATGGATCAGGGCATGGAGTCCCTGACTGAGTTGTTTAATAAACTTGGCACAACGATGGCAGATACTGGCAAGAGTTTAAATGAAGGAAAACTCAAGCAGGAAGAAACTAAAGCTAAGAAGAAGATGACTGCCCAAGATGTCAAACAGATATCTAGATCTGCCACATTACCCGCAATACCTGGGGGTAGCAGTGGGGAATCTTCTATGCCTATAGTAATGCCAGGACCAGATCGAATGCAAGCGGATCCTTATCTTATGAGTAAATTCGGTCTGGTTGCAGACTTCAATAACGACATGGTTGACTTAATGTAAAATGGCAAATCGAAGATCTAGACAGTACGAATTAAAGAAAATTGAGTTGGAAGTAGTCAACTCAGGAGGTGGATCCAATGCGTACGATATTAAAGATATCGTAGCAGATTTTGAATACATCGAATCTATTGAGTCCCCATTTGTCCGTTGTGATTTTACTATTGTTGACTCTGTAGACTTTAACAAGACTCTGCAGGGTGGAGAGATTATCAACATTGATGTTGTTACTGACAGTGCAAAAGGCAAACACCTGAAGATGAAACTTAAGGTGTTTAAGATCGGTAGTATTATTAAGTCTGAGCGTGGTCAGATGTATATCTTACATTGTGCATCACCTGAAATCTATAATAATGAGATGAGCAAAGTTTTTAAATCATTTGGTCCAATGGGTGGTGGAGCAAAAAATATTAGCAACATACCTAAACACTTGTGTGAAAAGTATTGGGGTGATGATGCTAAGAGTAGAATAAAAGGTAATAATTTTGAATCTCATAGCACCATTAACTTTATCTCACCTAATTGGAAAGTCACAGATGCTATATCATATCTCTCAGATAAAGTCGTAAGACAGAAAGGTGGTAAGTCATCTACAAAACAATCTGGATATCTTTTCTTTGAGAATAGAGATGGATATGTATTTTACTCAGTTGATGGACTGTGTGAGGGTGCAATTAAAGGAGCAGAGAATTTTACATACATCTTGCAACAGCAAGGTGCAGATCCTGCAGATGATGGAATGTATTCCATTGAAAGTGTGCAGTATCCAGATAAAGCGGATCACCTTAGAAACATGAGACTGGGCACATATAAGTCCATGTTGATTGGTATATCATTACCCATACCGACAAATTCTAAACTTACCGACTCTGGCAATAATGATAAGAGGGGATCTATAACTCAACCTAAAATTATTGATTTTAATCAGGTTTTTGGAATGGCAAGTACCATTGAAAAGACACCACCGTATGAAGTTCCTGCAGATATTAGAGATGCTGGACCTACCAGGATGCACATTAGAGCATTGCCTGATATGAAAAATCAACGTGGAAGTGGACCAGCAAATGCAGGAACAACATCTAATGAAGATACATCACAAGTAGGTCTTTATGCATCTGCCAGATATAGTTTGCTTAAGTCTGTACAGTTAACAATCGTTGTTCCTGGTAACACTGCATTGATGGCAGGGCAGTTAATTAAAGTGCGTATTCCTGCATCGGAGCAATCTTCTGGCAATAATGCAAAGGTTAAAGAGGATCGAAAGTATAGCGGCAAATACATTATAGCAGCAGTTAGTCACACATATAAGAGGGAAGGTTTAACGTCGAAACTCACACTTATGAGGGACTCTATCAAGAAGGCATCATACTAAAATGATAAATATCATTGTTAACGCTTGAATGATACCATGGAAAGTATCGAAAAACATATCGAAACTGACAAGAATATTCTTGACAATGCTAATATCTCTCCACAACAACGCCGTCACATTGAAGGCGAGTTGCATGAGTTAGAAGAGTATGTAGAGCATCACAAGAAAGAAATCGAAGCAGGAGATCATCACGATCCCACTTATCTAGAATTATTTTGTGATGCTAACCCATCAGAACCAGAATGTCTAGTCTACGAAGATTGACTTGACAAGTATACAATAATTTATTATAATCAACCATGTAGGGTTGCAATGAATAGCTTTGAAGAACTGATACAGGGTCATTACAGGAATCAAAGGCAAGCGATGTCTAATCCTGCTAAATGGCCTCAAATAGATATACGAATTGAGATTATTGGAGATCATTTACTAGAAGTAAAATCTTGGTATAAGTATCTAAGTGAAAAAACTCCATACATACATCGACATACTAAGTGGGAATATCTCAGTCCAACTGTAGTTAGTTTTAGTGAGTCTCAAAATCTTTTATATCCTGAAGTTGGATCATGTCCTTATATTTGGACATGGGATGGTGAGTGGTGGAATGGCACTACTAAAGGAGAATGTATTAGTAAAGGTGCTAGAGTAATATCTAATACTAGATTTAGTGGTAAAGAATATAGATCATTAGATACTGGATACGATTTAGAAACTAAAGAATTCAAGTGGGGCAAGTTGCCTACTGATGGTGAATTTGAATTTGTAGAAATCTGATAAATAATCACACGGTAATTTAAACAAAATGAGAGAGCGGACTGATTACTTAGGAAGAGATGGTTACACTTGGTGGGTGGGAGAAGTTGAAGATATTAGTGACCCCTCACAACTAGGTAGAGTTCGTGTACGTATTCTTGGATGGTATACGGGACATAAAGAAAAGCAAGATTATGAGAAGGAAATACCCACAGATGTCCTTCCATGGGCAATGTGTCTACTTCCCAATAGTCAAGCAGGCACTAAAAACACTGGACAAACTACAGGACTACAACCTGGGGCATGGGTATTAGGATTCTTCCTTGATGGTGACGAGGCACAATTGCCAGTGGTGCTTGGAAACTTCCGTGGATTCCAACAGGATGCACCAGATAAGAAGACTACAGTTGCTGCATCTAAAGATGCTGAAAAGAATGCACCTGCTAATGCTAAACAAGTAGATACTCCTACAGGTCAAGAGAAAAGGGATGGAAATCCTTTTGTTAAAGATCAAAATACTACACCTACTAATGAATCGGGTGGTACCGATGAATCAAGAGGCGCTATACCTATTCTTGCGTCTGAAAGTCCAGGCAATGCGGTAACCAATCCGATGAAACCGCCTGTTGATAAACAGTCAATTGGTGATGGTGTTGCTGGATCTGCTGGTGAAGGATTTGAGACTGACCTAAGAAGAATGCTCACCGAGTTGGGCACGATGGCAGCAACATTAGGATCAGGTCCAGGTGGATTTGTATCACTAATTACAGGTAATAGAATTGCAGGCGATAAAGTTTTAGAGCATCTAGGTAAGATTGCAAACTTTTTATCGGGTGGTATTGCTGCTATTTTGGCACCATTGAAAGAAATGATGGCACAGGCAATTGCTGAAGGTATTAATTTACTTGTAAAAACAATTTCCAGTTTCATTCCATTAGGTATTATCAATACAATTCTTAGTTTTCTTGATCAGATCTTTGCTATTTTCTGTGCAGAGAAACCAGAGTGGTTAAGTATAGTGCAGGGGGCACTATCAGACACTGCCAACTTTGCAAATTCCATTGCCACATTGGTGGTAGATAAAATTAATACTGCAATTAGTGGTGCAGTTGAAGGTGTTACTTCACGTCTTCTTGAGGGAATCACCTCAGCGATGAATAGAATGTCATCAATTACTGGTGATATTCTTGCTGCTGTTGGAACTGCAAGGAGTGCGGCAGCAAGTGCTGGACGTTTGGGATCAGCAGTGCAGCAAATTTTTGAGTTTGACTTTACCAATCTGGATTGGGGCAGTCTTATTTCATTCATTCTGGCAATTCTTGGTCTATTCTTCAAGAAAGATTGCGGGAGGAAAATTAAACGACCGAAATCTAAGTCGTGGTTCCCATTAATCGGAACCACGGGATGTACTGGTATTGACGCTGCTGTCCAAGGTAGTCCTTATGCTAATTTGGTAAGCAAGGGACAGAAAAATGCTGGTGGATTTAAGGGTAGTTTTATTGATCAGATGTTTACAGACATCAATCCATACATGTTGGAAGTTGAAACTTTCTTGAATGGATCAAAGAATATCAATGATGCTACTCCAGGAAAGGAGAAAAAGATTACACAGGGTCCAGGTGGTGTAACAAACTTCCAAGATTCTTTTGGTAATGAGCATACAAATGTGCCAAATAATCAAACTAAAATTGTTGCTAGAGATAAGTGTGAAACCATCAAGGGCAACTATGTTTTGACCGTTGAAGGAGATATGTATCTCAAAGTCATGGGTAACTACCATGAAGAAATTATTGGTGCTAAAAATGAAAATAAAGCAAATGGTCCTCAATCTAAATCTGAAGGATCTACTAAGGCACCAGACTTAAGTAGAGCAACACCACTCGATACAGGATCCTCGAATTCTGGAAATTCATCTGATGATGACCTAAACATGATAGGTCGTGATGTGCAAAAGGAAAGAAGAGTTTCTTACTTTAAGAAACACAATCAAGGTGGTTTTTACCCTGTAGATAAGATCCCTTTCCACCCTGATGCTGATGAGATGGGTCGTACTCCATGGGGTCCCCAACTAGCAACACAGTTGGAGGATGATAAGGAGCAAAAGTCTGCACAACGTATTGAAGGTGATCATGAAATTGCATATACGGGTGACATTAAGATCCAAGGCAATAAGGTAAATATCACTGGTATTGAGTCAATCAATATCAACTCACAGACTGTCCGTACTGAAGCAAACGCTATTGAAAACGTTGCTGATGGTGAGATCTTCAATGAAGCAAACTGGATTACATCAATGCTAAATGCAGGGAGACTGGAGGTTATTGCAGTCTTCACTCCTTTTGCTGCTCTTACTGGTAGTTTCCGTATTGTTAAGGGCACTATTTTGGAGTTAGCAACTGATACTCCATTCCCTTCTGCAGCACCACCTATGATCGTTAGGACTACAGTTGCAACTTCCCAACCAGGGTCTATTCATGATATTTGTATTGGCACTACATCGGGTATTATTAATAGTTTCATTGCATGTCCTACTGGTGTGATTACAGAATTTACACCTAGTGGATCTATTGTCAATCAGGTCGTATCTGGTATGGCATCTTACTCTGTTGGATCTGGTTTCATGGCAAACGGTTGTGCTTTTGGTCCCCACCAGTGCTATGGCTTGCCATTATTGCTAAATTGAGGTAGGATACGGAAGTCTTCATCATGACTTCCAATGACCGAAACCTATCTGGAGCACATCTGGGTTGATATTCCCCGACGCACTGTAAAAATTCTTGATAATGAAGGGTTTGATGAAGTGGTCCAGTGGAAATTTGACGAGGAGGGTGCAGAAGGTTTCCAGGAAACATTAGCAACCTTTAACGAAAACGTCCCATTAGAATTGATTACTTATGTCTAGTATTATTACTCTCGGTGTAGAGGAGTGTCAAGAAAATTTTGATTTTGTGTTTTCTCTTGTAGAGCGAGGACATACCATCAAAATTCTTAGTGGGCAATCTACTTGTCTGTTAACTCCTCTTGTGACAGCAGCGAATGGATCACAAATAAATATTCCAGATCCTGAAGAATTTGTCCCTGACCCAGCAATGGTTACACAATATGTTTCAGAATCTCTAACAGAAATGACAAAGGATTTCTAATGAAAATGGTACGTATCACAAGCAACTATTGCTATCTAGATAACAATATTGTTGAGATGTGGTATATACTTGGGTTGCCATTTACTTTTGAAGAATTGCCCGAAGCAATTCAAGAATTAGAAGAAGTAAAACTTGACGCAGATACAGGAAGGCGTTATACTATGCAAGAGTTATACAAGATAAGTGACTATCTCATCTCTGAGTTATGTCATCCTATCTTGTTTGACTTATCCGACTGGGTTGAAAACTATGCTGAATGTCCAGACTGATGATTGGCAGTTATCTACATATGAGATAGAAGGTAGTCCCATTTATATCATTGATAACTTCTACAAAGATCCAACATCTGTATATGAGTATAGTATCAACCCACTTCCAGAGTATTGGAAACAATCACCCTCGGGTTATAACTCTGAAAAGTATGAAGATCGTCGGAGAAGGGAAAGAGTTGTAGATTTAATTCCAATCTACAACCAATTGTCATCAATTTGTAGACAATCTCCTGAGTTTAATGATGTATACTGCACTAATGTAACCAAGTTTATCGATCGAGAATATAATAATTTTGATAACAAATACTGGTGGCCTCATAGAGACATTGGTTACAACGGTATAGTATATTTCAATGACTGCACGGGCACAAATCTATATGCTCAAGATAGTTTAAATCCTATGCTTCCTGAGTATATGTGTCCATGGGTCTTTAAAAAAGATTGGAATTGCATTCATACGGTACAATCAAAACACAATCGTTGTGTATTGTTTGATGGGAAAAAATTTCCCCATAGTATGGAGGTTGTAGATGATCGCAACTTTAAAGACTACAGAGTAAATCAAGTTTATTTTTTTAATGGCATCGAAATATGACTTTGGTGGACTTGACAGACACCCTGCTAATATACTAAGATTGATTAGTGAATTAGAGGGGTCTTATCAACTCTGTAAATATATGGGGTTTGAAGAGGATATGAAAGTCCTTGATAAAATGAAAAGACCATATTATAAACTCTACTTCAAAACGAAGAAAGAGTATGACAATCCTTCTTAGCTCAGCGGTAGAGCGAGCGACTGTTAATCGCTTGGTCCCTGGTTCGAATCCAGGAGAGGGAGTTGCCTCCGTAGCTCAGTGGTAGAGCTGGGCTTTTGTAAAGCTCAGGTCGCAGGTTCAAATCCTGTCAGAGGCTTTGAGACATAATTTTCTGTCTCAAATCTATATGTATGTTTGAAGTATT